GTTTGGTAAGCGTAAGGCATTCAATGTGCCAGATGATATATTGCTTGCATTTCTGCAATCAAGCACATACAAACAATCATCTGTACCCTGTACAAGCATGCCACCGGCATCACCTGAAAGAAAAGATGCAAGCAAATCTGCTTTTGAAATCTGGGCAACAACATTATTTGTGTGATCAGTTATGACAATAAAAGCATCTGTACTGCTTGTTGTTGTTATATAATCAAGTGCTTGTGCCTTTTGCCCATCTGTCATTTTATTATTCCCTTAAATCTCTTTACTTCAACCTTTAATTTTCCATTTGGGTTTAACTTATAAACCTTATACCATTTTGTTGCTTGATTTTCTATAAAATTAATACTTTGATCAATATTTAACTGGCATGGTTTAAACTTTTCATCAGTGTTGTAATGTAATTCATTCTCAAAATCTGCACAACCTATTAATACAACTTCTTTTACCTTCTGGTATCTCAACCAGTGCAATATATAATCATGAGTAAAACACCATCCGTTATATTCATAGTGTATAAAAGGCGGTCTTACTGTGTTTATCTTTCTGGTAATTATTATTGATTTTTTGTTTATCTTAAAACTTTCAATTTCTTCCCTGTCGATCACATCAACAAAGGTTACATAATCAAAAGGTATGTTATCAGCATTATTTATACCGATTGTTGTATATCCAAGTTTTAAAAGTTTTTGGATATTAACATTTTTAAGAAATTCACTTCTACCAAAAAGTAAAACAGTTTCCGTTACTTTTTTGCTAATTCTGCAATTTTCTTTTCAATTTCTTTTAATGCTGATGGTTTTGCATCTGCCTTTAATGCTTCAAGTTCTTCTGCACTTTCAACAGTTGAAATAAATGTAATTTGTTCACCGGCTTTTTTATCTGCAAACAATACTTCTATTTCTTCAACTGCGTTATTTTTCATTCCAAATACTTTGCCCATTTTGTACTTCCTTTTCTTTTATTAATACTAAATAAAGTTAAAGGGGGTTTGATCCCCCTTTAAACCCTTTTAAACTATCCCTATGATGCTTTATTGTGTAGATAGATACCTTTTGTTTTATTTGTTGGTACAAATATGTCATGGTACAATCTATACTTCATCAAATAACCATCTGCATCTTGGTTTGCATCAGGCGGTATGATATTTGATGGATTGTGTTTTACAACAGGGAAACAAGCATCTTGTGCTACGATCAAGAAGTTAATATCAGTTCCCACTGATCCGCTAACTGTTGACTTTTTAAATCCACCTGCTGTTTCACCTGATGTTGTTCCATCATTTGTTTCAATCGCTGTGTAGAAACGAGTTTGAGGCACTTCAACAACACTTAAACCTTCGTATGTTGGGAAATCTGCCGTTCTGCCTTGTGCAACTGCACCATTGATGTTTTTGATGTAATTTGCAGATTGAGAAATAAATTTCTTAACTGTTGGAGTTACAAACAAAAATCCACCTTCTAATGGTACTTCTGCCTCTTTCATTGCAGATATACCATCATCAACTGCAAGTGATGCAGTATCTTTGGTTAATGTTGCAGGTGAAGCAATTTTTAAACCTGCTTTGCTTGCAAGAATTGCATATCTGTATGCATCAATTTCTTTTGCAACACCGGTTTTCATAAATTCCTTCATTGATGCACCCAATGTTAAACCAAGTGTTTCATCATCATCCATTGCATCAAGATTGAATTTTCTGCCTCTATCTTGTGATAAAGTGTGTGTTTCCCATATTGCTGTGATTGTGCCATTTGCATAACCTGTGTTACGATCATAATCACCTAAACCTTGCATTGCAATACTTAAAATTTGCACTGCGTTTGCGTTTGCAACATATTTTACAAAATCAGGTTTTTCCAAAACTGCTGATGTTGCCATTTTTGCATATACTTCATCCACTACTGGAATATATTTGCTTGCTAATGCTATTGAATTACCCATGTTTTTACTCCTGTTCTAATTACTTAAATGTAATTTGTATTACTGTAAACCTTTTGCCAATCCCTTCATGAATGGTGTTTCTTCACCTTTTCCTTTTGGTTTTGGCTCACCATCTATTAAATCAAGGTGTTCTTTCTTAAAATCTTCAAGTGCCTTTTCTGTGCTTTTGGCTGTCTGATCTTTTAAAAGTTCTGCAAACTTTTTGGCTTGTATCTTTGGATCTGTTTCATTCACAATTTCTTGGAAATCATCAGGATTTAAACCAACTTCTACAAATGATTGTCTAAATGCCTCTTTTTGTTCAAAGGTTTTGATTTGACTTTCAAGTGCTTTCGCTCTTTCTTCTGCACTTAAACCTTCAAGTTCTTTTGCCTTTTTCTCTTTTTCAATTTGCGATAACTTTTTATCTTTTCCGGCACTTGCAAGTTTCTCATTTTCAAGTTCTTTTTTTAACTTTTCAATTTCTAACTCTGCCGGAGTTTTTTCAGGATCTTGTTTGTCTTTCCCATCCTGATCTTTTTCAGGATCTTGTTCCTGATCTTTGCCTTTTGGATCTTCTGCCATTTTCTTCCCCTTTCGTTTGTGATATTCCCACCGCTTTAAGCGTTTGAAACATTGCACCACCGATTAATACATATCTTAATTACCCTTTAAATATAACATATATTAAAGTTTGTACAAAAGAAGTGCTTAAAATCTGTTTACAAATAATAAACACATATTGTTAATCAACCAACTTAAATATTTATACCCTGTATTTTTAAGATCTTCTTATTAATAATATAGGTATGAAAATGTTAATAAAATTAACTCTGTTTATGCTCTGGATTTTTGCAATAATTTATATTTTAAATATTTCAAAATTAAACAAGATTATACAAAGACAATAACGCTTGTTTCTCTATCGTTAATTGACCATCTTGCCGGTGCTTGTCCAAGTTTATACAATTTACCATCAGTATACTTGAATTGACCATCTGCATTGCTTATTTGTCCATTCATTTCTGCCGATTGCCTGCGTGTTCTTTTATCCAGAATTGAAATCATCTTTAATCTTTTATTATCTCTTTCAACTGCTTCAAATGTATCATATGTTTGTATGTTTGCCATTCTCATTGTTTCAGTTCTTGCAATCCGGTAATTTTCATATATATGCCCATTGGCATGTAAAAACTTGCCCTGTTTGATTAAATCAATTCCCTTCTGATTTAACACCCCTGTTTTATCTCTAAAACCTAATTCAATATCAAGTTTTGCTTGAATTTCTTTTATTGAATGCCCATTATCATAACCATTTGCAACTATTGAAGTAACTCTTTTTGCAAGAATTGTTGATCTTTTTGCAATTGCACTATTTGAAAGGATCATATTTGTTATTTTAAATCTTTCTGTTTTTGGCAATGTTTTATAGGCAACAATAGGTGTTGACCATTTAACCGGATTATTTAAAGTAAGTTCAATCAAGTGTCTTTGCTCTATTCCGGATTGATTAAGGGAATTAAGTATTTCATCTTTAAATTGCAAATAAAGATCACCATATTGCTTTAACATGTAATCTTCAATCTGTTTATAGAATGGATCAGGTTTTTTTGATTTAATAATTGCAGGTAATAGTTTATCTGTAAACTTTTGCACCTTTTCAATTACAGAAACAGAAACAGTATTCATTTTTGCAATTCTTGCCTGTTCTTTTTTTAAAACATCAAGTTTTGCTTTTCTGCTTGGTTCTAACATATTTTATTGCCTTACTGTGTCTTAACCTTTTCCAGTGTATTTTTATCTGGGTTTTGATCACCAACACCTGCATTAATATCTGTTTTTGTACTATCCATCATTTTTGGATCTTCAAGGTTTGGATCATTCAAATTTGGCATTGAAGCATAACTTTCATCAACCGCTTCACCGGCAAGTGTTTCTGCTTCATCTTCACTGTATCCTGCTTTTACAAATATTTCTTTTTGTGGAAGTTTACCACCTGCAAGCAACAAATCTTTTAACCAAGTCATTACATCTCTTGGTATGTTTCTTGTAAACTCATATGTAATATCTTCTGTTGAATATTTTGTAACTGCTTTTGTGTCCAATCCTGTCCAATATGATTGTAAAATCCTATCAAGATATTCAAGTGATACTTTCCATTCCAATTCTGTATCTTTGCAATCTTCTTCCATGTTTCTGTAAAGCTGTGCAATTTGGAATGCAGTGGCATTTGAAAGACTTGCAAGGGCTTTTGGATCAACAGAAGATGCAACAACCCAAATACCTGCCCATGTTTCTGATGTAATGAATTTCACAAATTCTGGGTTAATATCTTTTGTAATAAATCTTGCTTCTGCGTTATCCCCTGATGCAGTAAGTACCCCTGTTTTTTGAAGTTCTTCTTTTGTATCTTCATCAATCATGCCCATGTTTTTAAGCAATAAATAAGCCTGCCTGAATGTTGCCCATTCTGTAATGTTATCACTCATCAAGCGATCAAAGGCATCCATTAAGCTGACTGCAATTTGTGCATTTCCCTGACAATTATCATTGTTCTTCCATTCAATAAGTGGAATGCCTTTAAAACCATGCGGTGTTGTTGAAACAAGTGTTTCTGTTTCACTTCCTTCTGCCTTAACATATTTCATGACATTAACAGTGTCATATTCATATCTTTCTTGTGTCTTATCCTCACAAGTATAATAAACATGCCCTGCGTTTGGTTCACCATTATCATCATAGCAAACACAACCATTCCATGCCTGTATTTGTTTAATTCTTATTCTTTTTTGTGCATCTAAATAGCATAATGAGTAAGTATTACCCCACCCTGCACAAGAAAACATAAGCCTTTTAAATATTGAATTTATATGGTTTAAATTATCAAATTCTTTGTATTTTGCAATTACTTTTTCATCAAAATTATCTGCATATTTTCTTTTAATATCCCCTGCAAGATAACCTGCCTTTGTTCTTTGAATTACCGCAAAATTGTTATATGTAGTTTTTACATTTGGATCACTTGCAGTTACTTTTGTTCTTGCAAGAATTGGTACACCATCAGCATCTTCTGGATTTGTCCAATCAAATCCGCTTGCCGGTAAATTTCTTGATCTTTTATACAGATTATGTTTTTTTTCGTCTGTATCCATTAAAATTCCATTATCCATTAATAATCCCTCGCTGTTATTGTTGCTGTATTATCTTCATTGTATTTAATATCTGTAATTGTGCAATCATATACTGTATCCTGCCCTAATGCAAATAAATCCCCATCATAATGCCATGTGTCTGATAATCCAGTAATTTCACCTGCACCCCTGATGTTTCCATTGTACGATATTGGGCTAATCTTTACAACATTTGTGTTACCTTCGTTAATAACATCATAAATATATATTACAGGGCATTCATTTGTATAGTCCATTGATCTGATTATAATTTTAGATCCTGCAAATATTTCAATTTCAGAATACAAAATAAATCCGGATAAAATACCTTCACTTACAATTACATCTTTTATTAATCCAGTGCTTTCATTTTGCATGTTTGTTGAGTTAGATATATAACATCTATCAAGTAAAGCCATGTTTAATGCTTCAAGGTTTATTGAAAATTCAAAGTTGTTTCTTTTCTTCTGGATTAATCCAAGTTCATATGTTGCAATTGCCAAAACACATGCACGATCATTTACATATTTATATTCTTTTTTTACTATTTCATAATCATCATCTGTTTTGCCTGTTTCCGGTGTTTCATGTATTGTTCCATCAGTCCAATAATAAACAGTTAATTCATCAGTTGTATAATCAACATTGTTTGTAAAACTTGCCCTTAAAGCCTCTGTTTGCCTGCCTATTGATGGATACCATTTAAAATCAAATGAATTATGTTGGTTAAATAATCCAATTGGTGTTTTTTCTGGCTTGTCAATAACAAATGTGTGTTTACCATTCAACAATGGGATCATTGAAGCCTGACAATTAGCCAAAATGTTGCTTATAATATCAGAAATCTTTGTTTCATCTGCAATAATTCCGCTTGCTTTATATGCCTGATCTTCACACCATTCATAAAGTTCAATAAGTGTATCATCATCTATAAAAGAAGTGCTTATTGCTCTAGGGTTTACAAGTTTATCAGTCAATAAATGCCTGATTATGCTTGCAGGGTTTGTTGTTTTATCAATATCATTCCAATTTGTTCCATTCCAGATGGGTATTTCTGCCTCTGCAACATAATTAAACTTTTTTATTGTTCCTGAAAGTCCTTTGTATGCGGTTGCTTCAAATGCTATTTGATTAACATTTGGCAAAATAGATGTATCAATTACATTTCCATCCACCCTGAATTGCATTTCTGCACATGATGGATAACCAACATCATAATTTGTTTTATCTGCATAATCTGCTGATCTTACCCTTATTGAATATTTTCCCTTTGGCAAAACCATGCCTATCGGTCTAAAAAACAATTGATCTGCAAGGTTTAAATCTGATGGTGAATACATAGTAACTGTTGATCCAGAAACAGTTGTTGATGAAGTGCTTAACGCTTGCTTAATCCCATTAATATCCCTGATAAATAAAGATGTTGCACTGCTTATTGGTTGATAACTTCCACCTTCCGGCTTATATTCAATTTCAACCTTTACAGATCTGGCTGATCTTGATCCATCATTATTCTGGTGATACAATCCACCATTAAATGATATTAATATATCAACTTCAACTGTATCTGCCGGTGTAGTTTGCACAACCTCTGATACTGTTCCGGTGTAATAATTTACAGATTGATTTAATGTTTTTGTTCCTGAATAAGTTCCTGCGGTTATGGTTTCAGAAACATATATACAATCAAGTCCATTTGTATTTTCTGTTGAATTTGTTCTAGTAATTGCAGTTGGTGCAAAAACTGTTGATACCAATGAAGTCATGGATTGTGTCCATGTTTTTGTTCCAATGTATTTATAAGTTGTGCCACTCACAAGTACAAGGCTTGCAGATGTTATTGTAAAATCTTGTGTAAGGGCATGCGGTGTCGCACTGTCCATTATATTTGCTGTTAATCTGAAAGTTTTATTGCCCCAATTTGCAAGATCCACATTTGTAAAATTAACCTGAAAGTCAATTTTCAATGTTGCAGAAATTGCAGATTGATTGTAATTATATGTTGAATTTTCATTTACTTCACCATCTGCATCATATGATAATTGTTCATCAACATTTACTGCCTTTACATTCTCAAAACCAATAAAAGTTTCACCACCATATGAACTTACAATATCAAGATAATCAATTGAATAATCATTTATTGAAGTTTCACCAAGTTTAAAATCAGAATAAACAACATTTGAATAATTTGCAATAAAATACTGCCTGTATTTGTTTGTACTTGCCCCATCACCAACCAATCTATAAGGCAATTGACCATAAGATGGTGTTTGTTGTACTTTTCCAAAAACAACCGGTATTATTCCGCTTGCAATATCGTTGCTTGCACCTTTTAATTCAGGTTGTGTGCTTGATGAATATTCTTTCTGTGATGTTCCACCTGATGTTGCAGATTGTGATGAAAA